TCAAAAAGAGCTTCAATCGTTGCAGAAATGGGCGAAGACTTAGCAGAAACTTCTAAGGAGAAATTCAACAAACTTGCCGAAGAGGTTGAATATAAAAATGAGGAAGATTTCAAAGCAAAAGTAGCTACTATTAAAGAAAGTTATTTTGGCGCTAAGAAAGAAGCTTCATCTGACATTGATGATGTAGCGGTTGGTGAATCAACTGAAAATGTAGATTTATCAAAAAGCATGGCTGCTTATACCGCCGCTATTACTAAAACAAAAGACATTAAGTTGTCAAAATAAATCTAATAGAGGAGAGATAGAGATATGTACTTATCTGAAACCCACGAAAAAAAATGGCAGCCAGTCCTAGAACACGCAGATTTACCAAAAATCGGTGATTCTTACAGACGAGCTGTTACTGCTACTATTCTTGAAAACCAAGAAAGAGCAATGAAAGAGGACGCTGCTTTCTTAAACGAAGCTGCTCCAACAAACGCAACGGGTGCTAACATTTCTAATTGGGATCCAATTCTTATTTCTTTAGTAAGAAGAGCAATGCCTAATCTTATCGCTTACGATATTGCCGGTGTACAACCTATGACAGGTCCAACTGGTCTTATCTTCGCAATGAGAAGTAGATTTGACGCACAAGACGGAACAGAGGCTTTATTTGATGAAGCTGATACAGATTTTTCTGGCAGAAACAAAGCTGGTTCATCTGTTGATGGTTTCTCATCTACAGCACATTCAGGAACAAATCCTGAGGTTCTTAACGACACTCCTGCTGGTACTTACACAACTGGTACTGGTATGACTACAGCTGCTGCTGAAGCATTAGGTGACGCAAGTGGTAATTCATTTGCTGAAATGGCATTCTCAATTGAGAAATCAACTGTTACTGCTAAATCAAGAGCACTTAAAGCTGAATACACTATGGAACTTGCTCAAGACCTTAAAGCAATCCATGGTTTAGACGCAGAAACAGAATTAGCAAACATTTTGTCTGCTGAAATTCTTGCTGAAATAAACAGAGAAGTTGTAAGAACAATTTACACAAACGCAGAAAAAGGTTCACCAGCTGGTCATGTAACTAACGCTGGTATCTTTGACCTTGACACAGACTCAAACGGTAGATGGTCTGTTGAGAGATTCAAAGGCTTAATGTTTAATCTTGAAAGAGATGCTAACAGAATAGCACAAAGAACTCGTAGAGGTAAAGGTAATATTATTATTACTTCTGCTGATGTAGCTTCTGCTTTACAAATGGCAGGTGTATTAGACTATACTCCAGCTCTTAACAACAATCTAAATGTTGATGACACAGGTAATACTTTTGCAGGTGTTCTTAACGGTAGATTTAAAGTGTACATTGACCCATATAGTGCAAACTCAGCGTCAGCACACTACTATGTAGTAGGCTACAAAGGTACTTCACCTTATGACGCAGGTATGTTCTATTGCCCATATGTACCACTACAAATGGTAAGAGCAGTTGGTCAAGATACTTTCCAACCGAAAATCGGCTTTAAAACTAGATACGGCTTACAAGCAAACCCATTTGCTGAAGCTGGAACTGGTGACGCAGCTGTTATTAACGGTGCTGGTTCTGCTAACGCTAACAGATACTACCAAAGAGTTCAAGTTGCGAACTTAATGTAATATCTGTTCATACAGAAAACGAAAAAAGGGGGCTTCGGTCCCCTTTTTTTTTGGTCTCCTTCCAGGATGGATAAATAGTATTATGACAACAGTTAATAGTTTTTCAAGGCAACCTACTAGTTTGGACTATGCAAGTCCAACGCAGTTTAAGTTTCAGATAACTAAACTGCCTAAAGTAGAATATTTTTGTACATCTGTTAATTTACCAGCTTTAGCGCTTAGTGAAGTTAGACAACCTACACCTTTTGTAGATGTGCCTTTACCAGGTACAACACTTACATATTCGCCTTTAAATATGACATTTTTGGTTGACGAAAATTTAGAGAACTTTCAAGAAATACATGGATGGTTAAGAGGTCTAGGTTTTCCAGAAAGTTATACAGAGTATGCTGATGGTTTGGCTGCTGGTTCAGATAGAGCACCATCAAGTGGCGGTGCAGTATCAAGTGAACCAGGTAAAGTAAAATTTGGTGCGCCTAGTCAGGCTGCTTTCTTTTCAGACGCAACACTTGTAATTTTAACAAGTAAAAACAACCCTATCAAAGAGGTTAGATTTAGAGATGTATATCCAACAAATATTGGTGAATTGCAGTATGACCAACAAGCTGGTGATGTGCAATATCTAACGGCAAGTGTAACTTTTAATTACAGAGGTTACGATTTTGCTAATGTTGGCGCTTCGTCAACAACTGTTACAACTTCATAATAAACCTTTACTTTTTTTGGTTTTTATGTTATAATGAGATGAAATATTAATAATGGAAAAATTATGGATTTAGAAACATTACAAGAACAGGTCGACAAAGACCTAAAAATAAACGATACTGAACTCGATTTAGAATCCCTTAAAACTCCTCAATTACATAACAAGTATATGAAACATTATACAAAGTTTAAATTGATGTTAGCAAAAGCAGAAACAGATTATAGTCAATTAAAAAGGACTAAATGGGAGTATTATACAGGTAAAGCTGACGCTTCAGTATATGCAGAAAAACCATTTGATTTAAAAGTATTAAGGACAGATGTTGACAAATATATTGAATCAGATGATGAATTAATTAAAGCAAAACAGAAAAAAGAATATCTAACAACTGTTGTTGATTACCTAGATAAAACAATCAGACAAATATCGAATAGAGGATTTACTATAAAAAATGCCATTGATTGGCGTAAGTTTACTAGTGGAGCTATTTAATGTTATATCATATTAATCAATCAATTTTACCTAGCACCTTTTGTGATGAAGTAATTAAAGAGGGTGAAGAAAAAAATATTAGTAAAGCAAAGATACAAGAAGGCAACAATGCAAATAGAAGCTCAGATGTATCATGGCTAGATAAAGATAAAATAGGTAAATCATTGACTAATTTAATTATGATTGCAAATAAAGAAAGTGGTTGGAATTATTCATTAAAAGAATTTGAACCTTTACAATATACTATTTACAAAAAGGGTGATTTTTATGATTGGCATATTGATAGTCATGCAAAATCATATGATAATGGTATGATAAGAAAATTAAGTTTTACTTTATGTTTAAATGAAGATTATGAAGGCGGAAATTTTAGTGTAAGTAGTCCACACCCTATAAGTGAAAAAACAAAAATAGAAACTATTGATAAACCTAAAAAAGGAACAATGATAGTTTTTCCTAGTTATACTTGGCACAAGGTTGATAAAGTAACAAGTGGTATTAGAAAAACTTTAGTAGGTTGGGTTGTGGGCAAAGAATGGTCTTAACAAAATACATTGTATTAGAAAAGAAAAACGAAGTATATCTAACGATAGACGCTGAAGATGGTATCCGTAGAGATATAGGAGAATACTTTACATTTGAGGTGCCTGGTTTTAAATTTATGCCACAATACCGTAATAGAGTATGGGACGGTAAAATAAGATTATATAACTATGCGTCAAAAACAATATACGCCGGTCTTTATCCTTATATTAATAAATGGTGTAAAGACAATAATATTCAAGTAGTAGATGGCACAAAAATAAAAGATGTAACAGTAGATGAACAGGCCGTTGAGGGTTTTATCAAGGCACTAAAGATACCATTTGCTGTTAGAGATTATCAAAAGGAGGCATTTATTCATGCGATTAAAAAATCTAGGTCTTTATTATTATCACCCACAGCTAGTGGAAAATCTCTTATTGTCTATCTTATTGCTAGGTTTAACCTGCTTAGGTTAAGAAGCAAGAAGAATAATAAGATACTAATAATAGTACCTACAACATCATTAGTAGAACAGTTAACAAAAGATTTTAAAGACTACGGTTGGGATAGTGAAAAAAATGTACATAAGATATATCAAGGCCATGAAAAAGATACAGATAAGAGAGTTATAATTTCCACATGGCAGTCAATTTATAATCTACCTAAAAAATGGTTTAAACAATTTGGTACAATAGTTGGTGATGAGGCACACTTATTTAAGGCAATGTCATTAACAAAAATTATGACAAAATTAGAAGATTGTAAGTATCGTTATGGTCTTACAGGTACTTTAGATGGTACTAAAACACATAAACTTGTATTAGAGGGTTTGTTTGGTACTGTAAATAAAGTAATATCAACAGCTGAGTTGCAAGATAAAAAACAACTTGCTGACTTGAAAATTTACGCTTTGATATTAGGTTATGATAATGGTAGTAGGCAGTTTGTAAATGGTCTAAACTATCAAGAAGAAATGGACTTTTTAGTATCACATGAAAAAAGAAATAAATTTATTGTAAATTTGGCGTCTAAATTACAAGGCAATACTTTGTGTTTATTTCAATATGTAGAAAAACACGGTAAAAATTTACATCAACAAATAAAGGAAAAAGCAGATGACAAACAAGTATTCTATGTTTACGGAGGAGTTGAAACCGAAGATAGAGAAACAATTAGAGAAGTTACCGAAAAGTCAGACAATGCTATCATTGTTGCTTCCTTCGGGACTTTCAGCACAGGCATTAATATACGGAATTTGCATAACATTATTTTTGCTAGTCCTTCTAAATCTCGCATAAGAAATTTACAATCAATTGGTCGTGGTTTAAGACTAAAAGACAACAAATCAAAAGCTACTTTATATGATATTGCAGATGATTTAACATATAAAGACAAAGAAAATTACACTCTAGCCCATTTTAGAGAAAGGATAAATATTTACAATGAAGAAGAATTTGATTATGAAATCCATAATGTGGACTTAACAAATGGAAAACATAAAGATAATTAAGTTAGAAAACGGAGATGATATTGTTTGTTCGTTCCCGAATGAGCAGTTACCTGAATCACACGCATTATTAAGGATTACAAAACCCTTACAAATAAAATATATTCCACAACTAACACCTCAAGGATTTAGAGATTATGTGGCTATGGTAAAATGGGCGGCCTATACTAGCGACGCTGTTATTACCATACCAAAAACAAAAATTATGACTATAACAAATGCAACAAATGAAATGGCAAAATCATATGGTCAAGTAATTAAAAATTATGATGTAATAGATAAAGTGCCAGAAAAAGCACAAGGACTTGAATTTAAAAGAGAAAGATTGAGCGACAAACAGAATGAAGAAATTAATGAAATCTTTGATGAGTTTAAAGACGAAGACCCAACAATCCATTAATAATAAATTTGGTATAGGAGCTTTCCTCAACGGCGGACACCGTCCATTATATCCATTTTTTGGCAAGAGTCAAGCGTGGATGAAATACAACCCAACATTGACAAACAAGGAGTTTTAGTGTATTATGGTGACCATGAATAAAAAAACAAAAACACAAAAAGAACACTATGTCAATAACAAGGAGTTTCTAGCTGCCATGATTGAATATAAGAAAGCAATCAAACAGGCAGAAAAGAAAAAACTAGAAAGGCCACCTGTTACTGATTACATAGGTAGTTGTTTTTTAAAGATAGCGAATCATCTATCATATAGACCTAATTTTATAAATTATACATTTAGAGATGATATGATAAGTGATGGTATAGAGAATTGTTTACAGTATTTGGATAACTTTAATCCAGAAAAATCTAATAATCCGTTTGCATATTTCACACAAATAATCTATTATGCTTTTGTTAGAAGAATACAGAAAGAAAAGAAACAAGTAACAATAAAACAAAAGTTAATAATGGAGGCTAATTATGATGACCTTACATTGCAACCAGGTGAAGATAGAGATTTTAAAAACCAGTTTACAGAATTCTTACAAAAGAATACGGTTATAGACGAACCGGAAAAAAAGAAAAAGAAAACAACTAAAAAGAAATCAAAACCAACCTTGGAATATTTTATTAATGAAGATAGCATTACTGAATGATACACACTTCGGTTGTCGTAATGATTCACCTGCTTTTATAGAATACCAAAACAAGTTTTATCAAGATATATTCTTTCCTTAT